GGCTTCGCCCACCTGGATGCGCGGTTGCATCCGGCCCAACACCTCGCTGGCGGCCGTGAATCCGACCTTGGCATCCATGGCCTTGGTCACGTGGCCGCGCACGGTGAGGATGTCGTCGGCGTCCATTTGCCCGGAATACTTCTTGAGGTAGGCGTCGGCATAGGCCGGGTCGTTCTGTTCCAGAGCGGACAGCAGCGCAACCTTGTGCGCGTTACTTGTCATCTTGCGCGCCTGGGCGTCCTGCCACTCGGCCGACTTGCAGAGCAGTTGGGCCTGCCGGTAGGTTTCCGCGCGGATGCGCTCGACGGCGGAATTCACCGCGTCGGTGTTCTGCCAGTTCAGGCCGATTTCACGCAGGGCCGTGCTTTGGATGCCTTCGGAAACCGACAGGCTGTAGGTCTTGAATTCCTGGGCCTCGTGCTGGATGGCGCTACCGCGCATCGCGGTGAGGATGTCGTTCGAGCGCAGGGAAAACGCTTGCCGCTGGGCATCGTTGCCCAGGGTGCCGGCGATTTCGTCGATGTTGCGCTTGAGGGTGTCGCTGTACTCATCGGCCAGGGGTTTGCCGTCCGGCCGTTCCAGCGCGTTGATGCCGCGCAAATTGGTGAAGCCGGCGTCCTTGTCGTAGGTCAGGCGCAGCGCGGCTTCCTTGGCTTTGTTCAGGGCGTCGTCGACGCGCAACTGGTTGGCCTGCTGCTGCATGTCGAGGGCAACCTGCCCGATTTGCTGGCCGCCTGCCATCATCGCGCGGCCCATTTGCTGCGCCTGCTGCCCGGCCACGTCCGGCATTTCCGGCATGGTCATGCGGGTTTGCGGCAACGTGTTCGGCGTGGCCTGGAAACTGTCGTAGGTTGGAACGCGCGGCATGCGTTACCCCTTCAATTCAAACATGGTGCCCTTCAAGGCCTCGACTTTGTTGAGGGAGTACCAGGAACCGGCGACACTGGCCGCGCTTCCCAGCAGGGAACCCGCCGCCGAACCGAAAGGACTGATTGCGCCGGCCGTCGCGCGCTTGGTCAGGGCCTCGTTCTGGAAATTCACGGCCTGGGTGCGGTAGCCCCAGGCGCTGCGCACCGCGTTGGCGGTCAGGGTGTTGGCGTCGATTTCCTTCATGATGTCGGTCGACGCCTGAATCTCCACCGCATTGCCCGAGCCCAGGTCGATACCGTTGGCGGCCATGGCCGTGCGCTGGCTGCTCTTGAGTTGCCCGGCCTTGAGCGTGAGCGCGCCGACCTGCTGCTGGCCTTGGTAAAGGGCAGATTGCGCGCCGAGTTCGGCAATGCGGGCATTGACATCGGCCACCGCCGCCTGCCCCTGCAGCGTTGCCTTCTGCGTCGCCGCGCTGTAATAGCTGCCGATGGCGGACGTAACCCCGCCGCCGATCTGACCGATAAGCGAAGCTGATGCCAGTTGGTTAGAGGAAAATCCCATGCTCAAAACTCCGAGAGAATGGCAGCAAGGTAATGCGCACCCCCTCGGATACGCGCACCCTAGCCACCGAGGGCGACCTCGGCTGTCATGCTCACCACCGTGAGCGGCAACGGGTCAGACTGCCGCACGAAGATTTGCCCGCTATCCGCCCACGAGGGGGTGAGCACAAGCGGGATTTCCTCACTCTTCAAGGCCGGCGGCGCGCCGTAGTTCTCGGTGGTGCGCTGCTTGGCCTCGGTCAGTTCGCTGGCGCTCGGTCCCACGAAGATGCCCGAGGACCGATAGACGCGCAGCCATACCTTGTTCACGTTCTTGAACCGGCCCTGCCCGAAGCTGCCGTCCTGTAGCTGCACGGCGAGCGGTAGGGTTTGCAGATCGGCCTCGATGGGCAGGCCGATTTGCACGGTGCTGGCCTCGATGTCCAGGGTGATGCTGCCGCCCGTGACCACGCGCTGCGGATGCACCGCACCATCGGCCAGGATGCTGACTGTTTTACCTTCGAGGTGGCCCAGGCCGCTGATAACGTCGGCCGGCACGCCCGAGTAGGTGGCGCCGCAATCGACGAAGAAGGCGTCGGCCTGGTCGCTGAATTGACGCGAGGCCATGCGCTCGACGTAGCGCACGCTGGCACCGTTGATCGTGCGGCGAATCACGCAATAGAGCGCGTCCTCGCCGCCCTCGGCCACCACGGTGCAGGACTCGAACACGCCGTCCGTGTCGTGCCAGTGCCAGGCGCCGACCTGTTGTTCGGGCACGTAGGTGAGGCCCAGCAGCCGGCCGGACGTGGAAACAAACCAGACTATCGGCTGCGGCGCCTTGGCATAGGCCATATCCACGATGTCGAACGTGTCGAACAGGTGCGGCGCGCGAAGGGACAGATCCCCGGTAATGAAGCCGTTGGCCTGCCAGTTGTAGGCCAGTTCGCGCACGTGGCCGCCGCGCGCAGCGCCGTAAATCAGGGTGTTGTTGATGATGACCGGCTGCACGTTCGACGAGCCCACATAGGACTGCGGGCGCACGCTGATGGTGCTGGGCGTGATGGCGTCGCTATTCACCGACGTGACGCGCCACTCGGCCGAGGACGTGAGCAGCAGCAGTTGGGTGAGCGGCACGATATGGCGAATGGTGTTCGCCTCGCGCGCGGCCACGCGGAAGGCGATGCGGTCGTCGTCTCGAATGGGGAGCGAATAGCTCATGTTCGATTCGGTGCCACTCTTGGTCATCCAGATGTTTTGCGGCTTGTTGGTCGTGCCGGCGAAACATCGGCGCTGCTCGAAGTAGGACACGGCGCCGGGGTAGTCGCCGGCCCCGCCGAACACGCTGTCGTAGAGGGGTGGGGTTTTGCCCAGGTCGGGGCTGATGTTGTCGTCAACGATGGACAGGCCCGTGGTTTGGCCGATGTAGCCATACAGGCCGCCTTGCAGCTTATAGACGTTGTAGCGCGAGGCGCCAGCCACTGCCGCCCACGAGATTGTCACGGTGGCGCCGGTTTCGAACAGGTTGCCGCCCACGCTCGACGCTGCCGAGGCGGCCGACTCGCTGACGCCTTCGGAATCCACCGCCGTGACCACGTAGTAGTAGGTGTATTTCACGGCCGTATGCCCAGCAGCAGACAGCGAGGGCGCCCCCGGTGCGGCAATCGAGGCCGCGAAGGATAGGGTCGTCAGTTGCCAGTTCGTCGCCCCCAGGCGGCGCAGTTCTCGCGGCGCATAATTCGGATGCACCAGGGTGAGCACGTCCGCCGACTGCACATAATGCACGTCGAACAGGTCGGCCTCGGCGTAGGGGTTGGTGATTTCGTAGGGCACACTCCCGCTCATCAAGGTGGCGCCCTGGGTATGGAAGCGGAAATAGCCCGGCCCCATTTCGATGACCATGGTTTGCGTCGTCGAATAGGTGAATGGGATCAACCGCACCTTCTTGGTCGAGTCCTTCACTGCACGCACGAAGGCGAAGCCGGGGCGGTTTTCCGCCGGTCCCTGGGGCTTGGTAATAAAGTTGCGGCAGCGGGCAAGGCCCGACTGATACTTGGCGTCGTCGATGCGCCCGAACATTTCCGGGCTGATTTCACCGCCCGAGAACGAGCGTTGCAGGGTGCGAATGTTCGCCACGGCTTACCTCCCGGCGATCCAAGCCGGCGTGTGTTCCGGGCGCACCTTGCGCTGGTTGGCGTCCGAAACCTTAGCATTGGAGAAGGCGAGCATGAAACTTTGCAGGCACGCCTTCGCCATGGCAGCGCCCGCGTCGCCCTTGAGCACCGGCCCGGCCAGATAGGAGGCCAGCAGCCAGGCGAGCGCATCAACGAAGAGCGGCGAGAACTTGGTGGTGTCGGTCACGCGGGCGACGAAGCGCAGGCTGGCGTCCTCCTGATTGGTCAGGATGATGGCGGCGCCGTTGGCGTCGCTTTCCGCCTCGTAGGGCTGGGTTTCGTCATCGTTCGACGCAGTGGCCGAGAGCACCCCCAGCAGCTTGAGCGCGCCGGTCGGCTCGGCGTAGGCGAAGGACCAGTCCCAGGATGGCACGGTCAGCTTGGCAAGCTGCACGCGCCGGGTAGCGAATTTCCAGGCGTGCATTTCCAGCAGGGAGTCGCGGGCGATGGCGTAAAAGCGTGCGCAGTGTTCCGCCTGGGCCGAGCCCTCGGGCGGGTCAATGCTCGCTACCGTGGCGTTGTCGCCCAGGCGCGCAAGCGCGAGGTTAGCAATGTCGACTTCGGATGCCATGGACGTCTCCTGGAAAAACGGGGGCACAAGGCCCCCGCAAGCTGCTGGCTACCACCTTGGAGAAGATCAAACCAGGTCGTCGGCGGGCTTCTCGTTGGCCTGGGCTTCGGGCTTCTTGCCGCCCTTGCCGTTGGCCTTCTGCTCGACCGGCTGGAACCACGAGCCCTTGGTACCGTCCGGCACCTCGAACTCTGCCGAGTCGGTATCAGGAATGCGCAGACTGTTGTAGAAGCCGGTTTGAATTGCACGTACACGCATAGCTCACTCCCTATTAAGCGACGGTGAAGCCGGACGGACGCGCGATATTGCGCTGGAGGGTATTGCTCACGTAAGCCGTGAATTTGCCGGCCGTGAGGGCGGCGGTGCCAACGCGCCAAGCGATGCGGAAGTAGCGGCGCATGCCGGTAGGCGGCTGCACTTGCAACAACGGGGTGCCAGCCGTCAGGCCGGCAAGCGCTACCACAGGGCCCGCCACTACGTCGGCGAAGGTCGCGCCATCCGCCGAATCCTGGAGCACTGCCTGCAAGGTCGCGGCGCCTGCCGACGCGGCGGTGGTGTCAACCGTGGCGTTGATCCACAGACTTTCGCAGGTCAGCGAAATATCAGACACGTTGGCCGACCCGTTGTCGTAGATATTGGTGCTGGCAGTGTCGCCTATGGCAGTAACCGCCTGGGCAGAGGCCAGCTTGGTAGATTGGTCAAGCATTCCCATTTCATTTCTCCTTGAACGGTTAGACCACGCGGGCCTCGGTGGAAAGAATCTGGTCGACGGTCAGCACCGGGACGCCCATGTACTTCAACTGGCCGCCCTGGATGCCCGTGCCTTGGCCCGCGACGGAACCGGCTGTCACGCTGCCGTACTGATTCACCGCATCGGTGAAGGACAGCGCGTTCTGCGACTTGTCCAGTGCGCCGATAGCCAGCATTTCCTTGACGGTACGGGAAGCCAGGAACATCGGCACCCCCATGCCCATCGACGGAATACGGGCCAGCGCCTTAATCATCAGCTTGTTGATCCAGGTCGGCGCCGTGATGGCCTGGGTGCCGGTCTGACCAACCAGGTCGGATACATCGATATTGGCAATTCGAACGGCGTAGCGCCAATCTTTTACGTGCAGGCCAAATTTCCATTTCCACAGTTCAGCGTAGGCGCGGAAGCGATCGTTGTTTTCATCGAAGGCGTCGATTTCGCCGAGGTCTTGCTGCGTTAAGCCGGCTTGCGAACCCTTCGGGTAGATACCGGCGACGGTATTCTCCGAGGCAACGATCAGCCACACCGAGGTGTTATCCGAGCCGGTGCCGCCCGCGTCGATGATGTTGGCGCCGGATTGCGCCGACAACGAGTTGTAACGCGGGGTCAGGCCCAGCACGCCGTCCGGGTTGGACGAGGTGTCGCCGTAGATCATCTGCTGCGAAAAGGCCTGGTTCATCGCTTCGATAAACGCGAGGCCCTCGGACAAACGGAACGCGGCGGTGTTGCCGTTCAGGTCGGCCAGGTCTTTGTCGATTTCGTTGCGGCCTTCCGCCATTGCGCAAACGTCCTCGATGGTCGCGCGGCCGGACTTGCTGGCCTTGACGCCCTTGTAGAAGCTGCGTAGTTGAACGGTGGGCAGGCCGGCACGAACGACGCCCTTGTGGCCGGTCGGCAGGTTGCCCTCGAAGAACGGCAGGTAGCTGATGATTTCGTTGGACTGGTTGAGCAGTTCAGCGACAACAGCCACCTTGCCATCTGGGCCGAAAGACTTTGCAACATCAATGAGCGTATTACGCCCGGAAGCAATAGGAAGGGTTGCCATGTTGATTTACCTCAATTTGTGGATTTGTCGTAAAGAACGTCCGCCGCAGACTTCATTGACGCGGTTCGACCCGTGACAACGGAGTCCTGGGACATTGCCTTTCCGATGCGATAAAACGCCCGGATGACCTCGGGGTGGTTGCCCATACCGGAGTCGTTCAGCAGCGTGCGCAGTTCAGGTGATCCGAATTCTTCGAGGGCTTTCTTGGCGGTGCCAAGGTTTTCTTGCAGCTTGTCGCCGCCGAATTCCCTGTCAACCTTGGCGCTCTCGGCCCATTCGGTTTGTACCGCTGTTATCTGCTCCATTTGACGGGACGCGAGGACCGGCCCCATCTTGTCGAGCACCTTCTGCGCTGCGTCCTGGGTAAGATTCAAGTCCTTGGCGACTTCGGAGAAGGCACCGATTACCGCGTCATCGAACGCGACGCCATCGGCGGCCTTGAACTCGTACTTTTCAGGCGCGCCTTCCGGCTTCGCCTGTTCGCCTTCGGCCTTGACGCCTTCGGCTTGTTGGCCGTCAGCGGTCTGCCCATGGGTCGCTTGCTGCTGTTGCGCCGCTTGCTCGCTACCGTTGGCCGGCTGGCCTTCGGTTTGCGTGCTGGCGGCCTGCTGCTGGTCGGCTACTTGGATGTTTTGGCCGTCAGTCATCAGCGTTTCGTCTGCCATTCTTTGCTCTCCTTGAGCATGTCGAGATAACGATCAAAGCAGTGCTGGTCCAGCTTCTCCACGAGCAGAGTTCCGAACCACCGTTTGCCTTCCTTGAAGGCCATCGCGGCGGTGTTCTGGTCGATAGATGGGCGGTGCACGCCTGCCATGTCGATCAGCCGGGCAGCGAAGCGCCGCCCGCGCTTGTCACTCATGAGCCATTTCAAGTCATCCACCTCCTGTTTCGCTGCAAGCTGCGCGCGGTGTGCGGATTCCTCCGCTGCGCGCTCTTGCTCTCGAATGTCGAAGGGTTCTGACCTGTGTCCCATGTATGGCACGATAGAGATACACGCCGGGGGTACGCACACCAACAATTTAGGTTGTGTAGCCGCTGAACGCGCGGGTTACGTCGGTCAGCGCGTTGGGCTCGCCCGTCTTGGCGGCGGCGAGCTTCTGCGCAGTGTCGGCGCCCTGGTTCATCAAGGCTGTTTGTTGCGCCTGCTGTTGTGCTTTAGCTCGCTGCTGGCGCAGCGCTTCCACCTGGTCGGCCGGCACGATGATCTGCGGATCGAGACCCAGCGACTCGACGTAAATGTCGGCCCATTTATCGGCGTCGAACTTGTCGAGGACTTCTGGCTTGAACTGTGCCACCGCGCCGAGGTTGCCGACGAAGCGGTCGATGCTGTTGGTCGCCACCGCTCGCTGCGCCTGGGCCAGCATGCTGACCAATTCGACGTTGATGTCGTGGCCTTGCAGTTCTTCAGGTGGGGGCGGCATGATGCCGGCTTCCATGATCTGATCGAAGGTCATCTCGATGAGCGGGTCGAGCAGTTCGTTTTGCAGCCGTTCGAGCACCGGCCCCAGCATGAGTAGTTTTTCCTCGTGTCGCTCGGCTACCTCGGTGGCGGTCATACGCGTGTCCGACTGATTCGCCAGCATGAGGAACAGATCCGCGTAGAAGGTACCCTCGATGCGGCCACGCACGTCCCGAATGTCCTCAAGCAGATGGGACAGGTCGATATTCACTTCAAACGCGGTACGGATGCCGGAATTCGGGCCGGCCGTATCTACGTAACTAATGCCGCCCGGCAGGATTTCCACGTCGCGGTTCTTCATGCTGGTAGGCACCTGCAGCGGTGGCTTGGTCTTGTAGTCGATACCTTGGGCTTTCCGCAGTTGCTCGTGCTGTAGTTGCTTGATGTCGCCGAGGGCTTCCTGCCCCGGACTGCTTCCGTATATGTCTCCACCTGATACTGCCCACCGTGGGCACAGTGCAGGGAAGCGCTTGAAGCCGGACTCGCGCAAAAATGTTTTCTGCGAGCCTTGAAGTTCGAAATAGGCGGAACGCCATGGCATGTTCTTGGCGTCCTTCTTAGTCGGGTCACGATCTTCTCGCGGCTCAATGGTATGAACGACCGTAACCCACGCGTCCAGGTTTCCGTTCGCGTACAAAGACTGCACCGTCAAGCTACATTTTTCGAGCCCGAACTCGGCAACCAGTTCGTGCACCGACTTCTGGAACTCACGATAGAGCGTTGTCACCTCGCCCTTCCAGTTCGTTGCGATGGCGTATTCCCCTACCGTCAGCGGGTAGTGGTGGATGACATCCCTAAAGTCTGGCAGGACGATGCTGGCCGCCGTGCCGAACGCGCCGAGTTCTTCATACATCGAATGTAACGCCCGGTAAGTATTCGAACGCTGGAAAATCGCGTGCATCAAGTTGCTGACATCGTTCAACCACAGTTTGACCGGCGCATACTTCATCAAATCGGCGTCGGCCGTCGCCAGGCGAAACCAAGGGCGGGCCGGGCTGGTCAGGCCCGACATCATGCCGGCCGCGAGCACGCGTAGCGCGCGCGTACTGGTATTGTCGTAGATGCTGTTATAACGGCGCTGCCCCTTGTTCCTGTCTTGTACAAAGAAGCGGCCGGAACGCGGCAACAGATAGCTGCTGATGTCGTGCCAGTGCTCGACCCATGACGAGCGCTCAGTCTTTAGCGCTTGCCAGCGGCGCAATAGCAAGGTGCGATCAACATCCATTTCAAGACCCCAGAAGTGTGTTCTTGCCGAGATTCAGTGCCGTGGGGTCGATGCCTTGCGGCCCGGTCAGCATGGTGCCTGAGGCTCCTGACTTGCCCGCCTGTGTAGCGGCACTAAGCGCGGCGCCGGTATCGGCTCGCTTGGTGTTCGCGCGATTGGTCGCTTCGTCGGCGGCCTTCTCTTGTTTTTGTGCATTGGCTTGTGCTTGCTGGCTTGCCTGCTCTGCGGCTTTCTTCTGCTCCTGGCCGTTCTTGTAGGAAATTGCGGCGCCGGCAACTGCGGAAGCGATAAGGATAGTTTCGAGGCCCATATTTCAAAGTCCTTTCATGACGACGTTATCGACCGGCTCGTAGCCGTGTTTGGTAAGCATTGCCGCCAATGGAGTATCCGCGCGGCAATGCCAAGTAAAACGAGAAGCCCCTCGCCGCTTTGCCTCTGCCTCGGCGGCGAGGATTAAGCGCCCGGCCGCACTACCGTTACGGTGCGCCGGCGTGACAAACAGAGCATCATTCGACGCTACAACGATGGTTGGGTTGTGCATGTGCGGAATTACGCAAACGGTGCAGTAACCGACTAACTCGTCGGCCTTGAACGCACCAACAGCGAACACAATGCCGACCTCGAACAGGCGCTGATACATCGCAACGTCAGGCGAAAAAGGAAAGTCAAACCCTGTTTCTGCCCAGTTGGCGGCGAGCAATTCACCGACGCGCGGTATCAACTCGGCAGGGTTGAGAATGGCGGTTGTAGTCATGGTGCAAGGCTAGTTATCCTCCGGCGCGGTACGCGCACTATGCATGTAAGTGCGCATTGGCTGGCTTCGGTGAAGTGGGAATCCCCGCCATTCAGGGCGGGGAGGATGTCAATACTTTCCCCTATCGCAAATTAGTGTAGGGATCGTATGTGAGCCGGCTTCTAGTACGCGCGCCCATGGCCTCAATCACGGCGCGCTTCGGTGTATCAATCAGGGCCAGCACGTAGGCGCTGCCGTAGTCGGGCGAGCGCCCGATTTTGTCCATGATCTGCTCGCGGCTTGCCACGTAGATGGTCGAGCCCGACAGTTCCCACGTCGGTGCGCACAGGTCCGCGAGAAGGGCAGGATCTGGCGGCAAAGCGATGCCCGTGTTGTTGGTCGGGTCCAGGGCCTCGCGCATCCGCCACCACAGTTCGCTGCGCTGATTCTTGAAGCGCAATCGACCGGACTTGTCTAGGCCCGTGGCGCCTTCGGACACATTTATGCCGACCACTTGCTGCCGCGCCTCGTTGAGGAAGTCATACGGCGACGAACCCACGCCGATGACGTCGATGTGAATCACGGCCTGGTCGCGCAACGCGGCAATCGTCAGTCCGGCCACCTTCGGGCCGTTGGGCGTCGCGCTGCCCGGATAGACCAGGGCCTCGTCGAACCACATTCCGTGCCGGCGGGCGATGATCGTGTTGTCCCGGCCACCGCGCGCCACATCCACGCCCAGCGAGTCCATGGGCGCCAGCTTGTCGGGCCGCTTCCACCGCGCCTGGGCTGCTTCCACCCACGCGGTCGGGATGACTTGCCACGGGTCGTCCTCGATGCCCGCGTTGAAGTCGCCATAGAGCATTTGCGAGCGCAGCGGCTCGGGGAGTGATTGCAGGGTTGCCATGTAGCCGGTCCCCATGAGGTAAGGGTTGTCGCTGACGCGCGAAGGGATGAACGTCCGGCTCATCGGCTTGATGAGGTCGGCGCCGTGCTGGAAAGGCTCGCCGTTCGGTACCTCGACCTCTTCGCCGTCGATCATGGCGAACCACCGCAACTCGCCTGGCTGGGCAGGCTTTGGGTGCTTCTTGTCGAGCCAGGGGGCGAAGAAGGCCGTGATCCACCGGCCCTCGGCCGTGGTCGGCGGGTTGAAGGTCAGCAGCGCTTGGCACCGCTGCTTGGGATCAACAGAGCGCAGCCAGCCCAGCAGAAAGCGAACCTGCACCTCAAGGAAATTGGCCGCCTCGTCGAACACCAGCAGGTCGTGCGGGCGGCCCTGATAGCGCGCCTCGTCGCCCAGGTTCGGCACGCTGCCGAACTCGATCTGCCTGCCATCCTGTAATCGCCAAATGCGCTCTTGCCCGTTGTAGCCGTCGCGGCTTCCGAGTAGGGTTGCCATGTCGTCGATGATGCCGGTTAGCTGCGTGGCCTCACGGCGCAGGATCATCACCTTGCGGTGCTGGGTCAAAGCCTTGCCGATGGCAAGAAAGCTCTTGCCGCCGCCGGCCG